TAAGATTGACTTAGAGTATGACATTAACACAATGCGTATTACAGACCCTAATCCTGAAGAAGAAACTAGTTACAGACCTAAACCCAGTCCTAATGATATAATGAGTTATTTAAAGACACAAAGTACATTAGCTTCAACCGATCCCATCATTGATCAAACGACTGGTGAAATACTAGAACCGCAAACCAAGCGCATTGTAGCAGATGTGCAGGGTTCTAAGCTTAACGCCTTGTTACGGGACTTAAAGAAATAATTATCACTAAAACGCATAAATACAAGTAGGATAATTATATGCAAAAACAAACTCGCAGCCTCCTGCAGGAATTGGAAGCAATCGGCAATAATCGTGATACAAGTCACATTATTGAGAGTAGGGCCCACAATATCATAACCAGTGCTATTAATTTACTGGAAATGATTAACAGGAATTTTCCTGAAGAACAGGCTCAAATCCTAGAGAGAAAACTACTTGGAGCGATTAAAGCACGTGACCAGGGAAAGTTCTCTAAATCCTTAAAGAAGAACAGCGACAAAGAACAGCTATGAACCTATCCGAAGCACTAGCACTACTTAAAACTAAACTAGACAAATTATCTATTAATGAGGATAAAGGTCACTTAGATCATCCTGAAGATTTAATCTTTTTAGGGGGTAGTGCCGGTGCTACACGTGCGTTACAATCAACTATTGCTACTGCAAAAAATCCAAAGACTGTTACTATTAAGTGGGATGGATATCCTGCATTGATTTTTGGGCGTGACAGCAATGGTAAATTCAGTATTATGGATAAACATATGTTCAATAAGAAAGACGGCACGGGTCGTCAAGTATTCAGTCCTGAACAGTTTGTTGAATATGACAAAGCACGTGGGGTAGACCGTGCAAGTTTATGGCCTATCATTGCTGAAATATGGCCTGGTCTAGCAAAAGCAGACAGAAGTAAAGGTTATTATTGGGGTGATTTATTATTCCATCAACCTTTAAAGGATCAAAACGGCAGCTATGTATTTAAAGCTAATCCTAACGGGATTACCTACAAAGTAAATGTTGATAGTGACATTGGTAAATTGATTGGTGGAAAACGTGCAGGTATTGCAGTACATCAATACATTGCGCCTGATAGTCCTACAACTGACCAAGCTACTAGCTTAGACGGAACTATTGGACAATTACAAAACAATAGTGATGTAGCTATTGTGCCTAGTGCTATGCCAACGGCACCTAAAATTAAAGTAGATGGTAAGTTAGTTAAAAACGTGCAATCTGCTATTCAGAAGTATGGACCTAGTGTTGACAATCTGATGGACACCGCTCCACAAGCACGTAACACATTTAATCAGTTGTTTACAGTTTACATTAATAAGAAGATTGTTGCAGGTGACTTGAACAATCTAGCTAGTGGGTTCATGGATTTTGTAGAAGCTAGACCAATGACAGATAAAATGAAAGCTAAGATTGTAGAACATTTAAATCAGAATAAAAATGCTATTATTGGTGCTTTTACTATTTGGGCTGAAGTGTACAAGCTTAAAATGTCTATTGTTAACCAGCTTAACAAAGCGGCAGAAGTTAGCCCGGTCAAAGGCTATCTACAAGACGGTACTGAGACACATGAGGGTTTCGTTGCAAATGGCTTAAAATTTGTTGACAGAATGGGTTTTAGTCGCCAAAATCTTGCCGGAAGATAAGTCAAAACCGATATTTTTTTGTTCCAGGCATAAATAAGTGTAGAGCTACATGCTCACAAACTTAAAGGAATTTTATCATGGCACAATTTACACGCACAAACGGTGACTATCTACCGGTTATTAACTACGATAGCCCAGCTTACACAAACTCTGGTGTTAACGCTGTTACTTCAGCCGCAACAGTTCAACCTCAAGGTCCTAAGTTAGACTTTTTCACTGTCACATTTGATGGTGCATTGACTACAACTCAATTGAATGTAGCTGTACAAACTATTCAACAATTAGCTACAATCTATTTGTATGAGTACACAGATGACACTAATGATACATTAGCTGTTGCTGTTTATCCAGTTGGCGCATGGACAACTGCAACTCTTGACACTGCTTTGACAGCGGCTGTTGAGGCTGTTACAGTTGCCGCTTCTGCAACATTCACAGGTTAATTTTAACTTGTTTAAAAGGACCCGAGAATTTCTCGGGTTTTTTTACCTCTATTAAATAGTACTATGAGTTTTACTATTACTTGCTACACACTTTTTGATATCACAAACACAGGTGTTGTGAACAGAAATCGTCCGGCAGAAGATACTGAATTGTCAGTTTGGTTACATAAGAGGAATACTCAATGCAACTTTGACACGGTGCTACAAGCTATTTCATTACGTTCACAACCAGAAGTCACTCAATTTCCTCAAAAAACAAAAATACGTTTTGATGAATTTATTGACTTTGGATTTTTATTTGAACAACAAGAAGATGAAACATATGACTGTTGGTCATTTGATTTTAGCATACAGCATCCTAGTGTATTCAATAACGGGATTACAGAATTGGGAGCACTGTATGAAGATTGTGACAATGTTCCTATGATTAAATGTGGAACTGAATGGACTAAGTTGCCCGCATTCTTAGACACTAGTGAAGAATTACGAAACATCTATTTTAAAATAACCAACCATGAGCAAAACTAAAAAACATAATACAGATAAAATAGAAAAAATAATTACTTCTGAAATTATAGGAGATTTAGAAGATATTGTTATTTTTCAAAACACTGACGGTAGCTATGAGTTGTTCAATACATACATGATTGAAAAGAAATCGGAAAAAGAATATTATGTTTCAATGAAGAAAACATACACAGAGCATACATTTTATTCTATTAAAAATGCAGTGACCTGGTGTATTTTTGACAAACGTAATAGGATTGTAGAAGCAAATAAAATACTATTATTGGACCACCGATTGGGTGGATTAGATACAGACATACTATTGCACACCAAAATATTCAAAAATAGTAAGAATTCAGAAGATAAACTGATATTTTTAGCTAAATTGAATGAGGACAAGCTTAAGAAAAAGACCGTTACTGACGAATTGTATGGATATATTAACGATTCTAAACAATGGCAAACGAAACGTTTTGACAGAAAACCCGAACATTAACACAAAAAAGATAAATAATACTATTAGTCTTGGAATACAACTATGAAACTTACAGAATTTGACAACAAAAAAATCTCAATCGGTGCTAAAGCATTGAATGAAAACTATTCACTACCGTTCAACACGGCTAGAATGAATATGAATGAAACTTCCAGTATGCTTAAAAAAGTACGTGGATTGATTAGTGAAACTAAATCATCTGCTGATTTCTATCAAAAGCAAACAAGTCCTTCATACATGAAACTAGTGTTCATGGAACAAGCACTTGCTGACCGTTTCTACGATTTGCGCTCTATGCCTCAACCTCGTATCGTTGTAGAAAACGAAGAAGTTGAAAAATCTCAAGTAGTTTTGGCTGCACAAGATATGGTAGATCAAGTTCAGAAAATGGTTGAAGAAGTATCTGATATGTTGGTAAAAGAATTACCTGCATTATCTGATTCAGTTCAATCTGAAATTGGTGTTAACGAAGCTGAACAATTTACAAGTCAAGCGACTGAAGCATTGACGAGCTTAACTGGTGCATTGTCACAAGCTAAAGCTACATTGCAAGGTGCATTGAATGTTATTACTGGGCAAGGCGGCATGGCTGCTGATGCTTTTGGTAGTGATTCAATGGACGCTGATATGGCTGCCGGTGATGAAATGGGTGCTGATTTAGAGGGTGATGCGGAAGATGATTCATTCGGTTTAGATGCTGAAGAAGATGACATTTCTATTGAAGAACCTGATGAAGAAGTACCAGTAGCTGGTGCCGGCCGCGCCAAGAGATAATGTTTCTATTTGAGTTATCTAATCCAAATCCACTATTAGTACGTTTAGTAGCTGTAACAAGTCAGCTAACTAGCGATATTGATAGTGGTGACCAGCATCCGGATTGGACAGTGGAAGAATTATTAAATTATTACAAAGATAATGATATCATCATTGACAAGTCTGACTTGTATGATATGATTAAAAAACCACCACTTAAAAACAAAATCTCAAACATTCAAGGTGATAAGGTTATTTTTAAAGGGCAAGAACCTTTAGTAGAACCTGATGAAGAAGAAAATAAAAAAGTCGTTGATAAAATGGCTCACGATGCATTAAAAAAATAAAAAACAGTTACTCTGTTTTCTTATAAATACGTAATGATTAACATTACCGACAAAGCATCTAATAAAGTAAAACAAACACTCGCTAGACGAGGCAAAGGCTTGGGGATTCGTATCGGTGTAAAGACGACGGGTTGCTCAGGCTTAGCCTATGTCTTGGAATATGTAGACACCCCAAACGAGACTGACATTGTAGTTGATTGCAATGGTTGTTCATTGTATGTCGATCCAAAGAGTTGCCCATATGTTAAGGGCCTGACTATTGACTTTGTCCGCAACGGATTAAATGAAGGATTTGAATTTAGTAACCCAAATGAACGTGACCGATGCGGATGCGGAGAAAGTTTTAGGGTCTAAATGGACTTAGTTACAGTTGCATGTAACCGTGATTTCAAACAAGTAATACATCAAGCTGAGAGTATTCAGAAGTTTGTAAAGCCATGCAGGCATGTTATCATTGTCAATGAAGATGAAGTAGACTTGGCACATTGGAACAACACACTATCACCTTATTACATAGAACATAAATTAGTAATAG